TTGTTGTTCCAAAGCTACAAGCTGTTGTTCAGGAGACTGAGCTTGCTGCATTTTTTGATTAGCACTCATAACTTGTTGAGCAGCCTGAGACATAGCCATTTCTACAACAGAAGGTTGCTCTGCCTGTTCGGGAGGTGCTTGTTGTAATATTTGTTGTGCCACTCCATTTGTTTGTTCCTGATATTTCATAACAGAATGTTCCTGTATATTAGCTTCAAGAATAGGTTTGATACGAGCCATAATAGGATTGGCTCCATTCTGGGGATCTTGCAGGTAAGCTGTCTTGGTTTGAATATGGGCATCATGGTTTTGTCCGGGGAAGGCTGCAATGGGAATACCTTTTGTTGCTGCCATAATATCTGATACAGGGTCCATTGGTTGTGGTTCAATCTTGGGTGGCAGGATCTGTTCTAGGTTAGGCATATTAGCTGCATGAAGAATTGTTCTATTCAGTTCTTCTAGGTTAAACATTCCCGGTGGAGATTGCTGTGCCATTTGCAAGGCCATGTTTGCCAGCATCATACGATGGGCATTAGAAGGAATATTAGGATCAGAGACAGGGACAATATCTATACGGCCATCAAAGTCTTTTTTAAATATACTTCTATCTTCAAAAGGAACTTCATAAGGATACTGGTTAGGTAGATAATCATGATCTATCTTGGCTAGTATCCTGAACTCATCCCTTTGAGATTTATGTAATCGTTTATGTATGGCTGTGAAAAACTTACTGGAAGCTTCTAGTAAAGCCATTGTTGTTCCAACGGGTCCATAGGAGGCAGCATCAGAAACAATCTGTTCTGTACTGTCCGCAAACTTCTGACCAGCAGCAGCTACGAAATTCAGCATCTGGAAGAGCGTTGAGGAAGGCTCTTTATAGGGCAGGGGAACGATAGCCCTAGATAAATCTATACCAGTTGCTTCAACCTCCTTGAACTCACCGGGAGCAATTGGGTCATTATCTCCGACCATCCTTACTCCCTTGGCCTTAAAACCTCCGGGCAAATTAGCGAACTGTCCCGCATCTATGAGGGAACGCATTGCGGCAGTTGCGCTCATGGTGAGGTTGCCCAAGAAATGTATAAGGCCCAATCCGTAAAAACCAAATCCCGGTACAAACCTGTAGTGAACGAAGTGACTTCGTTTCTCTTTGTTTGGATCATTCGGCTCATAGTTTCTACGAATACTTAAAACTGTTCTTGACTGCTCTTCTACTGTTATAATATAAGGTAGTGCAACATCTGAATCTTCTATGTCAAGGTAACAGTGTTGTTCTAGTAAAACATATTGTGGATCATTATCATAAGAAGGAGACAATCCAATAATTGTATCCATCTTTTCAGCAAAGGATGTTACTCCTGACTGAGCAGGTGTAGGTAACTCCATATCTTTATAGACACCTGCTTTCATATCATGAGATAGATCTACAGGGCTTTTATAAATAACATGTGTATATCTATCAGCATTTCTCAGATCAGTTGCATAGTAAGACACATAAAACTGATCTATAGGTATAAATTCTGAGGATGGTCTTTTCAGAGTTGAGTTATAATATATCTTTTTAAAGGCCGATCCTATCAGGGGGAGATGGAATAACATTCTTTCAAATTCATCAAAGTACTCAGGCATCTGTTCAGTTAGCTGATAGTTCATAAAGTTCTGAACCCGATTAGCCTGTAGTTCTTTTTCTGGTGTTGCCTTACCTAGCATATTTGCTTTTACTGGTCCAGAGGAAGGGAACAGTTCCTGTGAAGCCTTGGATTGAAATTTTACTGCTGACTCTATTAATAAAGGATGTACGGCTGTACAGGCACCTTCAAAAGGTTCTGACCCTTCCTCTAGTTTTAATCCTAGTAGATCGAATCCTCTTTCAAACATGGACTCCCATTCGGCTCTTGAATCCTTGTCTGCATTAAAATTATCTATAACATCATGAGCTATGGAAGCCAACTCTTCTTCTTCCAGTGTCTCAGACAGATCTTCATACCACTCTGTAATCTCTTCTGAAGCTTCCATTTCGATGGAAGTCTCTTCTCCAAAGTCTACCATAACTCCACCATCAGCAGGATCGACTTCAAATGTAGGTTCATTAGGCATAGGTTCAGGTAGCATGGGAACAACATTTGTTTCCATTTGAGGTATCTGTTCAAAAGGATTACGTTCTGTTGCCATTAATCATTATCCTCTTGGGTACAATTACAATATTCTGTACAATCTGTACATGTACAAGGATCACATTTGCAATCTGGATTAGAACATTTTTGAGTTTCAGTTTCCATTTGTATCCCCTTTATACTGTAGCTTGTTCATTATAATAAGACCATTCCCAAGGAGGTATTACAGAAGAAGCTTCATAACCTGTTCCTTCATCTCCATATTCAGGATTGGCATGTTGTAGATCATCTTCATATTTCATTTTCTGTTGTTCCTTGGTTAAACCTGTATAGTCATTAATCTCTCTATTTTTCCAATGTCTGACAGGTTCTACTGTAGGTGTTGGAGGTGTAATAACTTTTCTTTCTTCTTTAGGAACCCATCCCAACCTTCTCCAAGTATCTTTTATATCTTCTTCTCCTCCACTTATATTACGAAAAAGTTCAGTTAAATATCTATTAGGTTCTCTTGTAGGTGCTTCTGCTCTTTGTGCAAAATAATCTTTCATTGCAGAACCTGTTGATTCAAACTCTGGTTCTGGTGTTACTACTGGAGGTTCGTCTTCAGGAGGATAGGTAACTTCTGGTTCTTCTGGTACTATTACTGGAGGTTCATCTTCAGGTGGATGGATAACTTCTTCCATTTGACCACCTTCCTGTAAAGAAATAAGACCTCCTTCTGCTCTTTGATATTTTCTATCTCTTTCAAAGTCAGCTTTTATCTCAGCATCTAACTGTTTTTTTCTTGCTTCAATAGTAGGATCATAAGGAGTTAAATTAAGGCTTGCACGATCAAGTCTTTTATCATAAAAAGGAGCATCCTTTCCAAACGGTCCTCTTTCTCTTCCATAGTCTGCCCACGGACCTGTTCCTGTAAAAGCACTCGTTAATGCACCTACTGGACCAAGTTGAGAAGCACCATAAAGTCCCTTGGCCTGATCCCATAGACCACCCATAAGACCTTCTACACCTTTTCCTATACCTGTTAAACCAGAAGCAAAATCTTTATAAGCTACATCTCCTGTAGGAGTAAAGTAACTTCCTTCAAGACCGGGATCTCCTGCTACATTAGCTCTGGAAATATCCTGTAATTCTTCTTCTGTATAATTTCCAGTAGCTGCTGCTGCATTTACAGCATCCATAGATGTTTCAAACTCCTCTTGACTCATTTTTCCTTGATCACCTACATCAAAAGATAAATCTCCTTCATCATAAGCTCCGGGTGCTCCTGTAGCTGTAGCTCCTGCTGCTGCCATAGCTGCATTTAAATCTTCCTGCTCCAAAGTATCAAAGTCTTCTCCCTCACCAGCATCAGTAGTATCAGTATCATCACCACCAAAACAACAATTTTTCAATTCATAATCATTAAAATAAAAAGACAAGTCCTTGGCAAGTGGATTATCATTCCACATTGGTTTTTTATATGCGTTGTACATTTCCAAACCTCTTCTGTTTTCCCCTTAAAAAATTTACCTTACTTGGAAGATTTAAATTTTTTCTAACTTTATCTATTCTCTTCATAGCTTTAAATGCCCCACCAAAAGGACAAGCAACATCGACAATCCAAAAGTTATTTCCACTATTCCAATCATCTCCCTGTATCTTACGTACTCCTGTTCTATAGCCTTCTGAAGCTATATCTGAAAACATTCCCCATGAAACAAAACAAAGAGGAACATCCTGATCTTCATAAACTCTATATTGCTCTAACTTTAGAGGAGGTATAATCAATCTTCTTATTCCCTTGAGAGACATATTCTCATGAAAATCTGAAAGACTAAGGATATAGAGCACCTTCTCTAAAACATTTTCCATATACTATTATACCATATTTATACTCCAGATGCAAATATTATTATTAAAAAGTCCAGTAGGTCTTCTTCTTTTCCCTGACTTCATCTTCCCATTCAGGATCATCAGGATGGGTCAGGTGCCATGATTCCTTCATATAGTGTATTGCCATTGTCATGGCATCGACCTGATCATCATGAGCAGCATTGGGAAACCTTATGATTTCTTCTATGAGTTCATCAGACCATTTCTTATTTGTAGGTATCCATAACCGACCTGCCTCTATAATGGGAGAAGCTGCATAGACCCTTGCTACCTTGTCCCTGTCCGGGTTATATTCGAGTACAGGCAGACCAGCCCTTCTCATGTCCTGTATCAGAGATTGTCCACTGGCTTTCTTTTCTATCATGCAGACATCCGGCTTGTTCTGGTTATAAAGTTTCTGTGCCAGCTTCCTGAGTTCGGGATACTCAAATCGTCCTCGTATGTTACCCAAGAGTATCAGATGTGGTGCAAAGTCTTCTTCCCCTTTTTGAGTCTGGTTATACATATAGAATATACCCCATGTCTGGATAACACTATAGTCTGCTGTTGTCCGGGTAGAGAAAGCTGTATCATAGGTCTGTACAATAAAGTCACAAGAAGGGGGATCATCATCTTCCCAGTGTTGTAACCATCTCTTTTTTATAAGACCACCTTCTTCAGGTGTAGGGTCTTGCATGAACAGGGCATTCCAGTATCGGCTTCCGTTACTTGCCTTGATCTCATTCTCATCCATTTGCAGGACTTCATCTGATTTCCATTCAGGAAAGTAGCTGGTTCCTTCTGGAAGTCCCAGAAGTTTAGAAGACTCTTCATCCAGCCATGCAGGTATCCTGATAACTTCCCAAGGTATTGTTTCGTACTCGGACATATTCTCCTGTTGCTTCAAGAGCCATCCACACAGATCATCATAGTGGTAACGGGTATTGATAATAACAATAGCTCCGTTAGGCATAATACGGGTTCTCAGTCCAGCAGGATACCATTCCTTGACATATCGTCTGCCAGCTTCGGATATGGAATCTTCTTCGGACATCACATCATCTAGGATAGCTACATGTGCTCCCCGTCCTGCAATTTGTGATCGGACACCAGCAGCATAGTAGGTTCCTCCTTGATTTGTCTTCCACTTACCTGCTGCCCTGACATCACTTCTGAGAGAGACACCCCTGAATATCTTTTGGAACTCTTCTGTATTGACAATATCCCTGACAGATCGTCCAAAGTCACTACTCAGTTGATCACTATGGGAGACAGTCAGTATTTCATGTTCAGGATTTCTCCCTATATACCATGCAGGAAAGAGTTTGGAACAGATAACTGACTTGGAAGAACGAGGAGGAAGGAAGACCATCAATCTCTTTATAGTACCGTCTTCAAGTTCCTTTAGTTTATTTGAGATGAGTTCTATATGACTACCCATTCTCCAATCAGACACTAGCATGGGTGCCAGCATCCTGACAAACGTAAGGAAATCAGATTTTGATTGCTGATTAACTTTCTCTGCCAACAGTCCTTGGAGATTTAAAAAGGGATCTAAGATATTTTCTTTAATTTCTTCCATAGTACTATTATACACTATTATAAGTACTTATGCAAGTACTAAATTAAAAAAAATATAAAAAAATAATAGCATCATTGTTTAAGTATATACTTAAGTACGTACTCTAGTACGTAATTAAGTACGTAATTAAGTACGTACTTAAGTATATACTATAGTATCCGACAAAAGATGAGATGGCCCTAGGTTTTTGTCAATATATGAGAGTCCTGTTTTATATATATATGCATGCGTGCAAATTTGCCCCCACCCCCACGTGTAATGCGAGGAATTTTTGGAGGTTATACGAACTCTTAGAACGAACTCTTACGAGTTCTAAGAGTTCTTAGTATAAACAATCGAATTTGTTGGAATTTGTGAAATCATCCAGAGGATGTTCATTACAGCACTTTCGGACTCTACTACGTAGAGCTTTGGAACAGCTAAGTTGTTGAAATGCAAGGCATTTTGTGCAATGCATTATGACATATCCGGGTCAACACACATGATGAAACTCAAAGAGTTTCCGATGAGGGTTGACAAAACAATGATGATACTATTTAATCCTAGTGTAGTTAAGTACTTACGTACTACACTAGGATTTAAATAGAGTAGAGAGGATTTGACATGACTGATTCTGATATTTATATTTTTGATGATGGAACACTGGATACTATTGTATCTTTCCAAGATACTTTGTATCGGTTTAATTCTGAGTATCGTTTTTCTTTTGATTCTGATAAAGCCTTCTTAAAAGAAGTTAAAGAAGATTTAGTAACTCAAATGGACGATGCTTGGGAAAACAATTGAAAATTAACCAGACTATTTAATCCTAGTGTAGTTAAGTACTTACGTACTACACTAGGATTTAAATAGAGTAGAGAGGATTTGACATGAAACTTTCACGTAGACAAGAACTGATCGACAAGGTAAAGTTGTTCGATATTTATATCGTTGATGATGGAACACTTGATACTGTTGTATCTTTCAAAGATACTTTGTATCGGTTTGATTCGGAGTATCGTTTTTCTTTTGATTCTGATAAAGCCTTCTTAAAAGAAGTTAAAGAAGATTTAGAAAAATATGGCTCATTGTATCCTGTCCATTATAAAATTAAAAAAAGAAGGGAGATAATTAATAAGAAGTTAAAGAAGCAAATAGATTGGTGGGAAAACAATTGAAAATTAACCATACTATTCAATCGTGGTGTAGTTAAGTACTTACGTACTACACTACGATTTAATAG